TCACCGCGGCAGCGCCTCCCACCGCGACGGCATCCGCCACGACGGTGAACTGCTGCAACCGGGCCGGCGAAACTGCCGCCTGCTTGCGGTTGTCATAGGCGAACACTCCAGCGATCGTGAACACTTCACCAGCCTTGAAAGTCGCCGTCGCCGTCGAAGCATCGGTGATATTCAAGGTCTGTGTCAGACGCAGGCCGTTGGTCGTGCCTGCCTTCGCCACCGCAGCGTAATTGACATTCTGGTTAGCGCCATCCACTTCCATGATATTCGCACCGGTCCCGGTACGGGTGCCCGTGGTCATGCTCGGAAGCTGATTGGTGAACATCGTGCGAATGCCGTTGATCTCGCCCGAGAAGCCCTTGCGGTACGTCGCAGTCGAAAACTCGGTCGGCGCCGGCAGCTTGACGACCTGATCGCCCAACGCCTGCATGTCGAAATAATTGAGAATGTAGGAAAGGTCGGCTTCATCCACGCCGTTTTCCATCAAGCGGGTGTAACCCGCGACAGCATCGGTCCAAAAGGCGACAGCGCCTCCGGTTCCCGCTGCGGCGCCAGTCCAGTCCGCCGAAGCCAGTACGGCTTTCTGCATGACATAGGCGTCGATCTTCTGCGCCATGCTGGTCGCCGCGCCAAGCAGCGCCTTGCTCTCGCGAGCATCGCCGATCGACTTGATCTTGACGAAATCACCCCAGCCCATGTTGGCATTGAACGTGCCGGTGACTTCGAAAAGCTCGGAACCGAAAACCGAACCGTCCGTGCCGGCCGAAAGATCCTTCACGCCCTGTTCGGTGCGGGTGATGTTGTAGCGCGGCGTGACCTGTTCGAGCACCTGAAGCCCGTTGCGGTCGTCCATCTCGCCGTTGTATTCGTCCCACGTCACGGCGTCGGCGGTGACGAGATTGTTCTGAAGCACCATCGCGAACGAATTCAGGACGAGCTTCTGTTGTTCGGTTGTTACGGCACCCATCGGGATAACCCCTTCCTTGCGTTGAGCCGGTCGGGGTTATCCCTCACGGCGGAAATTAGTGACCCTTCGCGTCGGCGATCCACGCTTTCTCGAAACTGTCGAGATTGTCGGTCGCCGGGTTGATCCGGGTTGAGGAATTGGCGCCCCGCGTGCGGGTTTGCGGCGGCTCGCCAGCCCCAGGTTTGGTCCGCGGTCTCTTGCCGGAAAGTTCGGCGTCCCGATCCATGACGAATTTCATCTGCTGGTAGTCCGAAAGCTTGGCGACGCGAGCCGCCTCTTTCTTGTCCTGCGACAATTCGTAGAGGATTTGGGGGCCATGGTCCGATTCCGAAGCCGCCTCAAAGGTAGCACGTTCGAGACGCCAATCGCCTCGCATCCCTGCTTCCACTACGGCTTCTTGAAAATCGTCGAATTGCTCGGCGCCGCGAGTGGAAAGATCGTCCACCTTTTCGAGTAGGGCCGCGTGAGCCTGTTCGGCTTGCTGGCGCTGCTCTCCCTCCTGCTGACGTTGCAGGACCGCATCTGCTTGCTTGGCCGCCTTTTGCTCGGCGAGCCATTCAAGCTTGTCCTCGATATAACGGTCATCGAGGTGCCCGAGCGGGTATTTCGCTTCATCGGAAGGATCCGGCGAAGGCGTTCCCGTATTGCGATCATTACCGGTGTTGCCGTCGCCTGACAAGAGCCTTTTTTCGAGAGCGTCGAGCCGGGCCGCGTCGGCAGCGCGCAAACGCTGTTCCTGGCGCAGCCGAGTGTTCAATTCCCGGATGCGGTCGGACGCGGTTTTCGGCTTTTTCTCGGGCTTTTCCTCTTCTTCCCCTTCGTCACCGTCATCCTCTTCGTCGGTGCCGACGGTTTCGATTTCCTCTTCGGCTTCAGACTTCTCCGCGACCTTCTCCGCCGGCTTGGCGCGAGCGCGCGGAGCGGGTTTGTCGGGCTTTGCAGCCTTTTCGTCCTGATTTGATTCGATTTCCGAACCTACCTCAACTTCTCCTGCGGCTTCAAATTCCGCAAATGCATTGGCGCCCGCGTCGCCCTCGTTAGTCTCACTCATTACTCTTCTCCGCTATTTGTGCCCGGCATTGGATTGGCTTCCGCGGCATTTTGGGCTTGCTGCCGTAGAGCAAAATCGCGGTCGGTGTTTGCCAAATCCGCGAACATATTGGCCACTTTCATTTCCTGCTCGTGGCCTTGATTATCGAGCGCCATTTCATGCTGGCGATCCTCATGCATCATATCATTGTGTTGATCGAGCGTGCTGAGCACCTGCTTGAATCCGCGTTCGTCGTTTTTGCCCGTGACGTCGGATTGGCGCGATTGCGCGTCGAGAATGGCCTTGTACGCTTGTGCCAAGGCCAAGCGGCCACGGCTCTCGGAGTCGCTGGCCTTCGCTTGGTCGAGCGCGGTTTTCGCCTGCATGGCCGCGGCTTCCATCTGCTGCTGCATCTGCGCCTGTTGCTGGTTCTGCTGCTGCATCTGCTGCATTTCCGGCGTCATTTCGTCGGGCGGGATCATGCCCGGCGGCAATAGCATCTTGAAGCGACGGGCAAATTCGGTAGACTTCGGCCAATCCTGGGCTTCCGCCACAAGGTCCATGACGTTGCCAGCGACTTGCGGCGCGGCATTGACGAACGCCATCATCTGTTCGGCTGCAAGCGTGCGCTTGGTTTCCGACGCCGGGCCGACATTAACCGTCACCGCATATTTACCCGCTGTGATATCGGTTTGCTGCGTCCCGTCATTGATGACCTGAAGCACGGCCTTGTCATCGCGGCCGATAACCGTGATCGTGCGCTGCGTGTCGTAGATATAGGGAATAAGTTCATCGATATTCTTCGCACAGCGCGTGTCGGCGATACGGAGCCGATCGGTGTAAATGAAGGTGCCGACGTCGGAAACCATCTGACGCTGCTGAATTGCGACCTTGGAAACCTCATTGGAGGGCATCCCGAGCGCAGCTTCGTGGATATTCGAGATATCCTTCAAATCCTGCGTTGCCATGCCTGCTTCGTTGACGAGCGCGGCATCCACGCCGGGCGGCGGAATATGGATCGGCGGTTGCTCGCCGTCGTTGTAATATAGGAAGGGGTCATCGCTCGACGGCGCGCGGCGCCATTTCACTTCATGGCCCTGGACCGCGGCCGGTGTCGCCAGCCATTTGTTGCGGGGAGCGGCGACAAGCTGCTCCGCGACGGTTGAGCGCCAATAATTGTGAAGGCGCTGCGGATCCTTGAGAAAGCGCACGAGGCCCCAACGGTGGACCCGTTGCCCGTCGTTCAATTCCCAGCCGGCAACGCGGTAAACCGGCAACGATGAACATGGATAGTCGTAGGGGCCTTCCAAGATCGTGTTGCCCGAGCACACATAAAGCCGGGCGAATCGCTTGGGCACGACACGAGTATAGGGCGAGCCATCCGATCGCGTCTCGACAAGATGGAGGTATTCGAATTCCTCCATGTTGGAGACGTCTTGCACTGTGCCGTCGAGATAGAGTGCCAGTGTGCGTTCGCCCTCCGTCACCATGCGCCAATAACTGACGATGCGAACGGTATCTTCCTGAAGCCAAAAGCCGTTCTGATTCCAGAGCCGTTCGTTCATGAACGACGTTTCGGCCGCCCATGGCCAACGATGCTTGAATTCCTGATGAGGGATGTCGTCGCCGACGAAGGCATATTGGCAGTCGGCGCCGGACGGCTCGATCCCGAGCGGGTCGAACACCGCGGAATAAGGATCGGTGACGGCTTGCAGATTGATTTGCTGCTCGAACACGTCGTCGGCAGTGTAGTCGATCGACAGGCAATAGGCCCCCTGGCCCCCGATCACCTGATATTTATGAGCTTCGTCGCGCGCGAAATCAGCCTGCCCATTCTTGAAGATCGAGCGTATCAAGCCCTCGCGGATTTCCGCGATTTCCTTGGTGCCTTGTTTGTCCGGCGCGACGCGAATTTCCGTCTCGTTCATGAGACGATTGCCGACGATCTGCGCTACGAAGGCGATCAGTCGGTTGAAGGTCAGGACGGGCTTGTTCGCATCCTTGCGACGTTGCTCGACGACCGGATCCCATTGGTTCCCAACCGTGAACTTCGCGTCTTCCTTGCCAGCGATGACGTTATGTTCGTTCCATGAATAAGCGAATTCATACTTGGATCGCATGTCAGCCATGAAATCGTCAATATCGTCGAACCCTGTAGGGGTACGCGTTACCTTCGTCGGGGCGGGCCCGATATCTGCGGCGATACTGTCACGATATCCGGCCATTTTAATGCCCCTAAAGGTCGTATTGTAGGTGTGGACGCTTCCGTCGATACAACGGTTTAGGTAGGTTGGCAATCTCAGCTATGTGCAGTCCATTTTTGAGATACCTACGAAAAGTTTCGTGATTGAAGCCTAATTCCTTTGCCCAATCCTTTGAAATTTGCGTTCTGCCTTGAAAAGTCAAATATTTGTTGGGCCTACGATTTCGATATTGTTCTCTCCGGGTGGCCCATCTGCAATTGCCCGGTCCGTAATTTCCATTATTGTCTATTCGCTCAATGGTCGTTCCCTCAGGCTTAAAGCCCATATCTTTCACGAAAGCATCATAGTTATCCCGCCAACGTTCGCATACAGTAATTCCGCGCTCCCCATATTGAGGATAATTAATCGCTGAAGGATTGTAGCAACGTTGCCTCATATTTGACCAAGCGTCATAGGTTTGTTTGGATAACGCGACAGGAGTCCGCCATTTAGGAAGAAAAACCATCTAGCCCATCCACGAATCATTACCACCGCCGGATACGTTCGCTTCCCAAAAGCCGTTGTTATCGCCGACACCTTGTGTATCGACCCAAACCATTTTGGGAGCCCCGGTGCCAAAGCCTTTTTGCGGTTTCGGCTTCGACCATGTATCGAAAAATTCGGTAACTGCAAAGGTCAATGCGCAAGCGTCGGACAAATCACTCGATCGCAAGCCTCGCGCCTTCATATCCGTTTTGCTTTCAAGCAACCAGTCATTATTTGCTCTGAATTTAATTTTGGGACCGGACATATCGGTTGCCAAGTCATCGTCATCGGGGATCGAACCCTTGTCGATCAAGAATTCCAGTAATCGACCGTAGATTTCCGCGCGAACATTCCATGGTCCGGCGCGCTTCGGATTGGCCAACTTGGCTTTCGACGTGCCGCCGAAGTCTATGCCTTTAATGACTTCGAAATATTTCTTGTTTAGTGCCCGTAACGACGAGATTATTGCCTGCCCCATACTGCCGCGATCGATGCACATGCGATTGGGCTGCCATTCGTCGATGATTGCCGACAGGAAGGCCACCGCTTCGTCGTGCTCGAGCTTATTGCGGACGTCGAGCCGGAAAATACAATCGCCGCGGCGGAACGCGACAGCAAACCGGTCGCCTCCGCTGCCGGCAGGGTCGACGCCGATGATCAATGGGGCGTCGGGGATTTCGCCGAATCGCTTGCGAGCCTTCAGGACATAGGCGGGCTTGATAAAAACACCCTCGATATCGGCCGCGGCGAATGCCTCCACAACATCGATCGGATATTCCTGACGGAATTTGCCGAGCGCACCCAATTCGTGAATCTTCGACCGACGCCACAGCATTTGACCGTTGGTCAGTTCATAGGCTTCCTGATATTCAAGCTCGGAAAGTTCGCCTTCCTCATCGGGCTCGTTCGACGGAGTAAAATCCCCGATTTCGTTATATTCGCTCTGGACAGTCCATGGAACGAACGCCGCACGATAGCGGCCGATCTTCTTCATGGCGTCAGTATAGCGTTTATGGAATTCGCCGATTGGACCAGCGGACGTGGTTTCGAGCCATATCTCCGAAGGAGGCTTCACCCATCCCTCAATCGTGCCAATCCCGCGCTCGAACGGCAACGGATAGACAGGCTCGGTCCAGATGACACCCCATACGCCGCGCACCTCGTCGACGGCCTGGACGGACGCCGAGAAGTGATCGCTGGCGTTGGTCCACCAAGCAACTTCCGAACCGTGGAAGAACGAAATGCCGCCGCCACGTCCGCCGGCTTTCTGTCCTGCCGTGGCGACAGTGTAGGTCGAGCCCCGTTTAGGAAATTCCAACTCTTTCGCGTTGTCGGCGCCGACCTTGGGCGGAAAAGGATGCTTCTCCTGCATCAATGCGACCATATCGAACAATTTGGTCGAGGCCGTCATTTCATGCGAAAGAATGTAAATGTTCTGGCGATCCCACAGCGTCGCGCGCCAGTAGCCACGAGCGGCAACCATGGTGGAAAAGCCCTGCCGTCGACCCTTCAGGCCGGCGAGCCGCACCCAGGCTTCGTCGTCAAGCTGCTCGTCCGCTGCCTTGAGTAGAATTTCCTGCGCTTCGTTGAGGATCAACGGTTCGAGGTCGCCGCTCTTGGTGCGGATTTTGATCACGTCCCGACAGAATTTACGGAAGCCGTCCGAATTGCCTTGCTTCCATTTGGCGACGCGCAGCGTCATCCACCGGGCGCGCACTTCGTCGACTGACAGTCCGTAATCCAGCGCGATTTGCTTAGGGTCCATTACGCTGCGATCACTCGCTTGAAGCCCGCGGGAGTATCCGTACCGGCCGGAAGATCCATTATAAATTTTCCGTATTTATCCGGATCTCCAAATCCGATATTTGCAGAGTATTCTCCGCTTCCATTTGAGCGTAAAATCGTCCCCTTCGGAATGACGATATCGCACGTCGTCTGATAGCAGATAGGCTCGCGCTTCGGAGCACCCGAGCGAATTTTTGCTTCCTGATTTTTCTCGATCACAGGGCGAAATCCAATGTTTTCGGTTGCTCGGACTTGCCGTCGATCACGGCAGCGGCGGTCTTCAGGTCGTCGAGCAATCCGGTGCCCGGCCAAGGGAGCAATTTGTCTCTCGACAGTCGCTCAACCCATTCGAGTAGCCGGTCGGAAAGCCCGTCACGGGATCCATAATTAGGCTTTGACATTTCATCCTCCCAAGGAATTCACAGGTCGTATTGTCCGGGCGCGACGTCGGTAAATTCGCCTTCGTCCATCCGTTCGAGGCGCGAGATTGCGTCGTCGATCGTCAGCGTACCCGAAACGTCGACTTGCTGCGAGCGCGAAATCATCTTCGGGAACAGCTTGGTCGCGTAGTCCGTGTAATTCTGATCAGCCCAAAAAGCCATGCGCTTGACGCCTCCGATCTGCTCAAACACCGACATGACTACTGCGCCTGCATATCTCCCGACATGTTGATACTGTTCGGCCGAAATCATCGGAATATTCGCCAAATTTTGAACTACCGGCAAATTTCTATCGTCCGACATTTTGCAATTCCTTTTTACGCCAGTATGCCGCCTTTTTGTATTCCCTCATCGTCTGGCAGCATAAATCGCATCGGCACTTTCTAGAGACATACGTTCCGATCGTTCCATGCTGTCCCGGAGCCCAATTCTTGACTGTCCCTTTTTCGATCGCTTGGGCTATTGTACCCCGTTTGAGTCGGTACATCAATGTCTCTAGGCTGATGCCTATCTCTTTCGCCCATTGAGCTAAAGTCTGTTTTCTGCCGTCATGTTCGATCCAACGATTAAACCCAGGACGATTATTTAATTGTTCGGTGTAGTCCGCCCATTTGCAATTAAACGGATCATAATTCCCTTTCCCGTCAATTCGCTCGATCGTTAATCCTTCGGGACATTCTCCCATATCTGCAAAAAAGGCGTCGTAGTTATCGCGCCACTGATCGCAAACAGTAATTCCCTTCGCTCCATAATTTTTATAGTTTATGTCGTTTGGGTTATAACATCGAGCCCGCATATTTCTCCATGAAAAATATGTAGGGGTTCCGGAAGGATTGAGCCACTTACGCATACGTCCTTTTTGCAAAAGTTTTGTATGCAGTCAAGTGCTATTCTACCCACTCGAAATTGCGGTCGAATTCTTTCTTCGCCGCAGGCTGCGTCACCATGTCGCGACGCATCAATTCTTCAACATATGCCGGGATCAGACATGCAGGCAAGCGCTCGGGAATACGGCATCCGATGCTGCTTGATCCATCGTCGAAAAACCCAATAATAACAAATCCGTCGAGCTTGCTCCCCGGAGTGCTGTATCCCGCGATATCGCGGGCATGGCTTTGCAGAGCGCCCATCAAATCGATCGTGTCGGGATTGTGCAGCAAAAGCAGCGGCGCCCGGCCATCCTTGTATCTGACAGAGCGCAAGCGCATTAGATTTCCTCCAACTGCTTCGGACTGATCGAACGATGCAATCCGTCTTCAACGCCCCGGCACTCAATGTAGCCCCTACGGAACCCTATGCAGCGAACGCGCGTCTGCTGACCGCGGCTCGGCGTGTAGACGTATTCGCGGCCCGGTTGCGGACGCTCAACCATCGGATGGCACCACGTCCGCCAGCATGGCCTCCCCTTTCGGTGTGATGTAGAGGTCGTTCGGCGTCCGGTTGTCTAGTCGGGCCCGGCGATCTTCGACAAGACCCATGCGCAGCAATCGGCGAAGGCATATCTGCACGTTGGATCGGCCTTCGAAGCCAATCTTGCGGGCAAGCTCCTGACCCATCATGCCGGGCTCGCGAGCGACTGCCCACATGATGATAACATCGCGCGTCTTGACGTCGTGCCGGTCGATCTTTCGCAACCGGGACAGGAAATCGATAGAGGGGGTCAGGGCCATTATTTGGTATCCTGTTGATCATCCGTGGAAGCCACTGGATTGAGTGTCAGGGCTTCAAGGCGTGCGATCTCGGTTTTGATCGCCGGAATATTCTCATGAAATTCCATTGGGCTTCTCTCACGCGCCGCGAGCTTCCTTTTCAGGTCCGCAATCCGCTTCGGGATGCCGTGGATATGTTCAAGTCCCATGACAATTCTCCCTAGTCGTGACCTTTAGTAATGCAACCGGTTCCCAGACGCAAGACAAAAAGAAACCCCGACCGGCCAAAGGGGAGGCTGATCGGGGTTTCCCACCTTGGGAGGAAGCTGAGACTTATTGGAAGATGCTGCCTCCTGTCAAGTGTAGTTTTATCAATCGTTGAAGGGTATTGGTGTTTCGCTGGATCCGTCACCGGTGACCTGCACCGGGGCGTCCGTGTCGATAAAGGTGTTGGTGGACGCCGCCTCCGGCCGGTTGGGTTCGCTGCCGATATCCTGCGCACACTCGATACGGCGCTGAAGGATGGTTCGATAATTGTCCATCGCCCAATATTGTCGGTTAAGGTCGTCTCGTTCCTGCCAGGATAAATTGATGTAGGCCGGCGTATCGATGAAAGCGGCAAGCTTGTCATGGCGATCGGCCAATTCCTGAAGCTCGATCTTCATCCGGCCCAATGCCCCGGACTTCTCGGTCAAATTTCCCATGATATCTCTCCAAGGTTGAAATGTCGGCGAGCCCATCTTGATCCGGTGCTTAGGGTCGCCCCACTCTAGCGTGCTCACATGCTTGCACGTCTCGCCGACATTTCAACTCTAGAAGGCCAACAGCAAAAGTCAAGGCTAAAT